TTCATATATTTCTGATACTTCCTTTAGCGGTTGGTTCATTACAGCTTGATGCAGTAAAGCAAGGCGACGTTGCGCGGGCGGGTTTCTGTGCCGCCGAAGGACTCACTTTGAAAGTTTGACATATTATCCGCCATACGAGTGATTTGCAAACCTGAGCCAGTTGTGTTGTTGGCTCCAAGCAGTGTATGTGTGTGTGCTTTTAACTGGTCAGTCTGCGCCGATCCAAACACCCGTCCCGAATCAACCCCGCGACCAGCATCCCATCCGCGAATAAACTCACCACGAAGATCTGGCAAGTTGAACGATCCACCAGAACCACCATAGGTATATCCAATAGCGGCAAATAGCGTAGCATATGTTGCGGTACTTACAGATGTCCCATCTGCTGCAAGCCAACCAGTTGGCGCTCCATTCATTGCAAATGGCATAATCGCGCCAGATGGAATCCTAGCACCCGTTGCTAATTTTTCTTCGGTTACATTAGCATTAGCTATCTTTGTTGATGTTACTGCGTTATTTTCAATTGCGGTTGTTTTAACTGAATCAGCACCAAGCTCATTAGAGGTGATACCAGCAGAACGAATCTTGAGCTTACCAGACGCAACCTCCAGAGTCGTGCCAATAATCGCATCCGTTGTAATCGTAGTCTGGTCGATGATGTTATTCATCTTCGTGCTAGTGATCGTGTCAGTAGCTGTAAATGTGTAGGTGGTGTCAACTGCGCCCATAGCGTTATTTCTGTGATAGGATTTGTCTATTCGTCACCGAACCAGCGACTTTTACTGAGTTTATCTTGGGGGAACCCTGTGTTCTTGTCAAGATCATGGTTCCTGTATAGCCACGAATGCCACCAAGTCGGCATCTGATACCAGCGGTTTCAGCTTCATTAGGTGAACTAGGTGATAGAATCTGTCCACCAAGGAACTGAGTGGTAGTTCCAATCTCTGAAGCGTTGTCTGGGTCTTCAGAGGCAAAGGAAATCATGTACTCGCCAGTCTCACCTGCAAGGTTCTGCATAACAATCTGCGCATCCGTGAACCTCTTGCGCTCCATGGTCTTGAGATCATATCCACGGGTCGTCAAAGATGCGTTAATCGTTGGAGTAACTAGTAAAGAACCTACATTCGACACATTCAAGCGGTCAACTGAGCTATCCACAGCGTCAATCTGGTGCAAACCACCATTAGCCGTGACTGCATAGATGTCATTACGGACACCAGCACTTCCAATGATGAAGTTTTTAATCAAAAACCGCGAATCTCCGTAGGTATCTAGCGACTCCCATCCTTTATTTAGGAAGTTAAACACCAAAACAGAGTTGTTTCCACGCGCATCGTTAGCCCCAATTGTGGAATCTAATGCCACGGCAAGGTAATAACGGTTATCATACAGCACTCCCACAGCTTGGGCGGCGAAATTCTTGTTAATGCGGTCGATATAGGGCTGGATGTTCTTAGAAATAGGCTCGTCAGCACCGCGAAGGTTATAATCGTTGAGGAACTCCACCGCATACACGCCATCGTCGGACAGGAACATCATCGTATTCCCACGCATGACCACGGATTTGCGAGCCAAGCAGCCAACCTCAGCAGTCAACTCCTTAACTTGGGTGTCCAGAAGGCTTCCTTGTGTGCCTTGGATGATATGTAAGCTATTGCGGTTAAGCACAACCAAAGCATCGTCGTAGAATCCATGCATTCCTACCACATAGTCGGCAGTACCACCGCTAACGCGGAACTGGTTTTCGATCTGGTCGAATGTAGTCGTATCTAGGATGTCGGATACGGCAATTTCGTCAGTAATCTTGGAACTTGTGTAGACTGGAGCGTTGTAAGCACCAGAGGAATTGTAGTAGTGAGGAACCCACAGGCGGCGTTGAAAGTAAACACCCCAAGGAGCACCCGGTTGATGCATAAACCCACCGCCCACGCTAAACCTACCACCAAACTCAAAGGAATCAGAGGATGATGTATTGTAGTCCCCAATAGGAGCATACCATTTAATCGTAGTGGTCGTGGCCTCGGTCACATAGTACTCGTTACCAACCATGCCAGAAAGTTCTGGTGTTGCGGACTCACGAACCACGATAATATCTCCAGCCCTAACGGTAACATTTCCAGTAACGGTAGCAGTCACCAAGCCAGAAACCACATCGACATCCTTTGCTTGAATGTTGAAGGTCTGTGGTTGGGTGTAAGTCCCTCCGGGCGACAGTGTAAACCCATCAGTCATGGTGGCAGCAGAAACACCAAAGGTCTGGGTCTGGCTGGTGGTGAAAACATACTGAAATGTGTCTTGGCTTGGGACTGCGGTTACAACAAATGTACCATTGGCTGGCGTTCCACCAGTAAGTCCAGCGATGACTACCGTAGCTCCTACAAGTAACCCATGTTCACGGACGCTTGCCGTCACTGTTGTCGTTCCAGCTTGAGAAGCAGACAAAATTGGCCTTCCATTGGGATACCACTCAAATGCCTGTTGACCATCACGAAACAACATCACCTTGTCAAACACCTGAATCATTTCGGTGTCAGCACCCAGTGCTTGCCCAATCGGGTACGGAATGTCTGTGGCGACATAGGTGGCAAGGTCAATCTTCTTGGCCACCGTATCCAACGCTACAATCACATATTCCTTATTCCCAGTATTGGGGTCGCTAAACAAGCAGGACGCTCGGACATTAGCGTTAGCGTTGTCGTTAATTGCCATCTGGCTCAATGTGCCAGAAGTGTCTGTCACCGAGGTAATTCCAGTAACAGTGTACTGCAATGTATTTGCATCAAAATAAGTCAGTAGGTAATCTCCATTAACCGCAGTGTCTAAGCCACTTATCGTAGCCCAGCCACTCGATCCTGCCTCAAAACCATGAGCAGTAACCGTGATGCGAATAGTGCCAGTTGTTGGAACTGTTACACTAGATATAGTCTTTGGCGAGTCGATTAGGTAGAACGGCAACTGCAACGGAGTCCCACCAGTAGTCAACGCACTGGTCTTCTCCACAACTCCCTTACGAGGCCGCCAGTAACCCTCCATGCGTCCATTCAAGGACTCCCTTACCTCAGTCTCCTGTAACTGGTTCAACTGTAACCTCTGGTTCACGCCAGAGAATCCACGATCAACATCTTCGCCAATCGAGTCGTCAAGCCCACCAGTAGACCGATACTGCGACATTACTCGAAGTAAACAATCACAACGCCAGATGTAACCGCAACCGACGAGAATCGGCCACCAATTCCCAAACCAGCAGGTAAGGTAATCGTCTGCAAACGGGTAGGATTGGCAATAGCACCAGACGCACTAGCAACAGTACTAAGCACAGCATCATTGACCACTTGAATCCAACGAATCGGACCAGTGTAAGAAGCACCAGCATTAAGCACAGTACCTCCACCAATTCCCTGTAGATCGTAACTTACAGCACTAGACATAAAATAAATAAGGTTCGGCCAAACCAATATAGCCCAGCCACAAAGAAGACTACACCAAAACTACACATTATGTCAACAACAGCGTTAAGCGTCATCTCAACCGTCATATCAACCCTCACCGCCATTATCAAGCTCATAACGCTGATACCCGCCCTTTAGACATTTTTTGTGGGGCGAGCTTTACGATGGCAGTGTTGCGATCATCGCCGGTCGCGACCCCCTCCCCCCGTGCCGTGCCTCGTGCTGTTCATGTGAACGCTGTTCGTTCGAGCGTGTTCGCTTGGCCATGCGTGCCTTGCCATGCGTTCGTTTCAAGCGTCCGTTTGAATCATGCGATGGCTATGGGTTGCGTGCCAGTCTCGAGCTTGCGTGATACCTTAGTGCTGTGCTCATGATTGCGTGCCAATACATTAGCGGCGTACTACACTATGGGTTGATGTTCGGGTGAATAGTGGGCAGGTGAACACTACATCTTGTGCTTTACCTTAACGCAACTTAGTTGCAATTAGAACGAAAAGCTTGACACATTTTGCATCTTGGATATAATGGCTACGCCAACCGAAAGCCAAAGCCATCACGTCTTAACGGGATGTGCGACGCGTCAAGACTTGAACATTAGAATCAAGCTCAAAGAATAAAGCTCACGCGTTATGCTTTTCCTTTGTGAAGGTGAATGGATTCTCTGATGGTTCTCTGATGATTCCCTAGTGGTTCCTAGTGGTTTCCCTGCTATTGATTGCTTTGCTTTGCGGCCTTGGCTCCACTCTCGTTTTTGCTTCATTCGATCCTTAAGAGCATGATTTTAGACGCTCCGATTGATTGCTTGCCTTGCTTTCCCTTTCCGCTTGTGGGGGAAATTTGATCGTGGATTGCAATTTCTCTTGTGGCTTGTGATTGCGTGAAGCGCCTTGTTTTAAAGGGTTTCGCGTGTTGGCAAGCATAAAGTGAAAATTTATTTTCAATCATGGAAAGTTTTTTGTTGGCAATTTATTCCTGCCGTGCGAATGTCTCCCCGTTGCCAGTCGCAACGCATAACAATAACACTACGATCGTGACAATAGAAAAGACAATACAAGGCGCTTGGCGCATCACTGACATAATCGGCGGATACTTATTCGTTCGCCAATACTTTGGATATTCCAAGAGCGAAGCCGTCAGGGCATTCGTTAATGAGAATGGAAAGGGGGACGCATGAGAGAAGAACCCATCACATGGAAAACCTACGCGCTGGCCATTTTCGCGCTTGCCTTGCTCTTACTTGCCCTTGCCATACAAG